TTACCACCCGAGCCAGGAAGACGCCGATGGCTTTCTGGAAACCGTCAGGGTCATGCTGAATTCCCAGAGGGGAAGGACGACCGACTATTTCCAATGGGGTTTTGCTTTTGCCGGAGATGATGATTTCGGCAATTCCTACTTCAAGGTGGTGCCGCTTGATTATTACGAGCGACATCGGTCTTTTGATGGTAACCCTTTCCCGTACTTTCAGTTGCCTGGTTCGCTTGGATTTATTCACGAGAGTGGATCGACTTTTCGATATGGCGGCGACGAGGTAGAGGCTAGGGCCATTCTCATCCGGGTGGGACTCAAGGAGTTGGATTGTGAGTGACTACGAAGAAATGCTTTTGTGTGATGGTTTAGAAGATGCCTTAGTCGGGGTCTCGTATCGGTGCAATCAACCGCCAATTGCCGTTTATGACATTGAAAAAATCATTGCGATCTACATGGATCGGGACGGCATGTCTGAGGAAGAAGCCCGCGAATTTTTTGAATTCAATGTGATCGGGGCGTGGGTAGGGGATAGGACCCCGGCTTTCATCGCTCCCATGAGAATTGATGAGTTAAATTCGGCAATTGAGGAAAGCTCAGAGTAATCTTTTAACTTTCCTAACAAAAACCCTTGCGGTCGCCCTACACAAAACCCTACACTGGGTTTGTGGGGCGACTTTTTTTATTGCTGGAGTGCGATTGTGAGCGACGAAATTTCCAAAGCTTTGCAGTATGGAAGACCCAAGAAAGACGATCCTCGCAAGAAACCGGCCAAGCCGGATGAGCGCAAAAGGGGTTCCAAGCGCAATCCCAAGGATTCAGCTTCCAAACCAAACAATTCGATTGAAGTCTCTGAAGAAACAGAGAAGAAGATCCGCAAGCTAATGGAAGAACACAACGCCAAAGATCCCAAGTTCAAAGCGAACATGGCTATGTTGAAATCCGTGTTCCGTCGCGGGGCCGGGGCGTTCAGCGCCAGTCATGCACCCGGTATGGATCGCACCCGCTGGGGCCTGAATCGGATCAAGGCTTTTCTCTACCTCCTGCGCAACGGCAGGCCCTCCAATCCGAATTACAAGCAGGATAATGATCTCCTCCCGGATGATCATCCCAGGGCGAGCAAGAAGAAAGAGAAGTCCAAGGGTAGCAACCTGAACGACATTCTTGATCGCATCGAAGACGCCGTGAAAGACATTCGTCAGGCTCTTGGATGAGTTCTTTTCGGGTCCTGCTCGGCGATAACGGGGCTTTTTTCGTTGGCGACGACGAAGGAAAGCCTGCTGTTCCGTCCGGGCAGACCCTGGAAGAACTCCAGGATTGTTTGATCGACATGCTTGGGGCCTTGGAGCCTCAAGATGCTCTGGTCGGTTCGGCAAGATCGCCCAAGTGGACTAGTGTCCGCAAAGAACACCTGGCTGCCCACCCATCTTGCGCAGCTTGCGGTTCACACAAAAGTGTTCAGGTTCATCATAAAAAACCATTTTATCGTGAGCCGTGTCTGGAGTTGGACGCTGAAAATTTGATTACATTGTGTCCTCTATGCCACTTTTACTTTGGGCATTTGCTCAGGTGGACAAGCTGGAATGTCGATGTAAGCAATGACGCGGCGTGGTTCTTGGGAAAGATTGAGGGGAGACCATGAGACACTGGGGAATGTTGCTGTTTTTGGTCGGGTGGGTTACCGGCCTTTGGTTTTATTCGATACGCCCGCTTTTCAATTTAGAAATGCAGGCGAAGGCTGCTGAGGCCAGCCTGCGTTTCGAGAAGCAGCGCGCACAACTGCTCGATGACGAGATCTCCGAGCTTCGGTCCAAGCCGACTTACGAGGAGGGTTACAGGGACGCCGTTATTCGTGCCGGTGCGCCAGAAAACGCCAGCGCATACAAGGACGGATACGATGCTGCCCTTATCGCTGTCGGCGATGCTAGCTATGCCGAAGGCTATCACGCAGCCATCAAGCAGTTTGGTTTCCCAGCCCGCCCCAACCAAGCCATTGCCAAAGCCAGGAAGGAGAACAACCAATGAGCATTGTTTGCGTCCGAAGCGTGCGCGAAGTCACCAACGAGCAATATGCCGAAGCTTACAAGCAGTATCGTGCGTGCCTGTACAAGTCCTCCAGGAACTGGATCAAGAGGTATGGTGAGGACGAGGCTCTACATATCGCTGGCATAGCCCTGTGGCGCGCCCTCCAAAGCTACGATGAAAGCCGTCGGATGACATTCATCGGGTATTTGATCAACTGTATCCGTTGGTCTTTCCTGGACCACTATGGCGATGACCAGAAGAATACTTTGGTCAGCAACACCGATTGTGCTTTCGACCCCTCCTATTCGATCGCTGACCCAACCTACACAGTGCCGGAGCCAGACGAAAGGCCGGAGGCTATCAAGCCATACCTGGGCGACAAGGCCAGGCGAATCGTGGATCTGGTGCGGGACGGCAGGAATACCACCGAGATTTCAACCGAACTGAAGATTTCTCGCCAGAGAGTTCATCAGATCTTTGGAGATATCCGGGCCACTTACAACCAGTTGTGCAAGAACGGAAAAATCTAATCCGTTTGGGCATTCTTGAAACTCGCAACGCGCATCCTTGTCATTCAGGGGTGCGCGTAAATCTTTTTGTCAACACGATTAATAACCCAGACAAACATAATTTCTAAAAAACTATTGTCAAACCTGTACAGCTTGCTATTATGTGAATGTCGGGAGCAAAAGTTGCGACCGCAAAAAATGTGACGGAAGGAAGAGTCAACATGAGCAGCGAAAGTGTCCTGGTGGGGTCTGGCAAGAGCGGCGACTTTGTTCACCAGAGCCAGCAGATGGGTGACAAGAACGGATTCAAAAACGTGTCCAAGAAGTGGTTGGACAAGTGCATTTCTTTCGACCAGGGGCTGGAAAAGCTCTACTCCGGCCGCAGCCAGACCGAGGATTTCGAGGGGACGATTTCCCAGTTCCGCCCCAGCCTGACCGACACTGGCCGGTTTGTGATCCGTGACCAGTCCAGCGGTCGCGACTTCAAGCCCACCCCCCACGCGCTCAACCAACTGTCCCGCTGGGCCGGTGTTGGCAACTTCCTGCCCACCAAGCTGTTCAACAGCGAAGACGCCCAGGATCACGAGACGCTTGTCCGCGTTTTCGAGAACGGTCTTCGCCATATCGACAGCGACAAGAACCTTTTCTGGCGTTGCCGTCAGGATGGCACCCTGCGCGCCGTGCTGAGCAACCGCTATATGGAGGTCAACAACGAGTGGTTCCTGAAAACCCTCCAGGAGATCATCCCCGGTGGTATGCTGTCCCACTGGCGGGGCGATGCCGACACCATCTATGGCAACATCCTGATCCCCGATTCCATCCGGGAAGAGTCGGACAGCGACTACGGTGGAATGCTCAGTATCGGCAATTCCGAGGTCGGCCTGCGCCACTTGTTCTCGTTGCCGTCGGTTTTCCGGGCGATCTGCCAGAACGGCTGCATCTGGGATCAGAAGAAGGGCGAGTCCCTCAAGCTCCGTCACAACGGTGAGCCGGACTACGAAGTCCTGTATGTCGCCATCCGGCAGAACCTGGAAAACCAGATCCCCCTCCTGCCCCGTGGTATCGGTCAACTGCTGGACGCCCGCGCCAAGAAGTGGGATGGGGGGTCGATCTATCCGCTCTTCGCCGCCCTGGCCAACGAGAACAAGATCGCCAGGGAGCCTATCAGCAAGGTCCTGGGCGCCTACCAGGAAGAGCTGCTGGCTGCCGACTCAAGCCGCAACAATCTGTTCGGCGTGATCAATGCCTTCACCCGCGCTGGCCAGGGCCTATCTAACGAGCAATGGTACAGCTTCGATATCCTTGGCGGGAAGCTGAGTGGTATGTCTTCTAACGAATGGGACGGCCTCAAGAATCGCGCCAAAGCGATGAAGGCAGAGACCGTCGATAAGGTTCTTGGTCTGGCTTCCTAAGCCTAAAACCTAATCAAACCTCGAATCCGTCCGGACCTATTCCGGGCGGATTTTTTTATTAAGTATTAAAAATTATTTTACTTCTGTGTTTATTCAATCATAATGGATTGTCGGCCTGCGGGGGAAGCTGGTCGATCGTATGTTCGATTGTGTGTTAGTTATCGTATTTGATTTAGGGGGAGTATAATTGGGGGATAACTATGAAGACCAACTATCAGGTTTCACCAGAAGAGTTCATCATGGCTTGGGAGACCAGCGAGTCTGTCCCCGAGGTGGTGGAGAAGCTCAGGCGCGTCGCCAAGGCCAAGGGCACCAAGAGCATGTCGAAGACCATTGTCCTGTCCAGGGCGTCTTCCTACCGCACCCTTGGCGTTGATTTGAAAAAGATGAAGCGCAAGCACGGCAAGCCGATTGACGTCAAGGCTTTGAACAGCTTGATTTCAAGGATCAACAAGGGCGGGGGGCTTTTCGACAAGGATGTTGTGGCCATTGACCCGCGAAAAATAGGTGCCGACAAGGTAACGGCCTGACCGTCTGGCGGAGTGTCTAGTTTTCTGGGTGGTGTATTGAATTGTGACCTTGCCCCACCTAGAGGACTAGACACATGCCTGACCTGTATGGAAATCCCGTTGTTTCTGGCCAGATGATTCCGCATGGCGACGAAGCCCTGACGCAGAACACTCAGAACATCACCGAGCAGTTCCTGGCCGACGCTAAATATGTGCAGAAAAAGGAAATCTTCGATATTCCTTACGATGTTCTGCCCACCCCGACAGAAGCCGCCACCGTCTCCCAGACTAGCATCAAGCAGACCAACCCCCAGGGCATCGTGTCCCGGGGCTTCTTCTGTCTTGGTGACTCCATCAGCTAATTCCGAGGTGTTCCATGGATTTTTCCACCCTGATCAGCAAGCTCTTTGAAGCCCGCCAAGTTGCCCACAATGCCCATTTGGCCACCCGTTCCTACGCGGCCCACAAGGCGCTGAACGAGTTTTATGACGGCATCCTGGAAATTGCTGATGAGCTGGCCGAGGTCATCCAGGGGGAGTTTGGTTTATTGAACCTAAACATCCAGCCTGTTCCAGCCAATGTGGACTTCGTAGCTTACCTGAAAGAGCTGTGCGCCATGCTCAAGGCATCCGGCCAGATGATCCCGGGGGTTCAGACCTATCACATGAACATCATCGATAACGCTCTGGCTCTGAGCTACAAGACCCTTTACCTGTTGACGCTGTCCTAATATCCCGGGACGCCTCTGGCCGCAAGGCTATGCGGAACCTTTCCGACCGAATTAACGGTATCGCCTGAGGGACGCCTCAGGAATCGGGTGCAAAATGAGTTTAGTTGAAGGAAGAGATTATTATTTGGAAAACGGAAGTTATGTCCTGACAAGGACTTACCTTCTTTCACGAGGAAAATGTTGTCATGGCGGGTGCCGCCACTGCCCTTATGTGGTCAATATGGGTAGGAGGACTTCGGATGAGCCAGATTGTGTGCTTCGTGAAGGCGGCGAAAAG